TTCCTTATTGTTATACTTTATTTTTGTCTAAAAATTCAAATCCTACGATAGGGGAGCAAATGAGTTATGCATCTTTAGAGGAAGCATTTCCTTCAGTAAATACTGAAGCTGCCAGTAAAAATGGTAGTTGGATTCCAGGCCAACTGCAAGAAAATGGTATACAAAAGAAAAATAAGAATAAAAAGCGATCATCGCGAAACATAGTGGAGCCTGCTGTTATTGAACCAGATAGACCAGGTGTTCGTCCTCCTGCAGATGTTGAACTTCTTCGGGGGTCACCCAATGAAAATGTTAAATCAACGTCCTTGAGCAATTATTTAGTGGCGGCGGATGATCCTTCCGAAGATTACTTTCCTTACCCTCTGGGCTCTGATTCTGAAAAAAGTGATTATATGCTCAGCCCGGATTGGACAAAACAAATCTTTAGCAAAGGAATCGGCCATCATTCTGAGACGCCGATTGCTCCTCCAACACCGGTTGATGGCTATTCCACACTTTGGAAGAATATTCCGAATCCTATGCTTGATGACTATGAGCAAAATAAGCGGACAGATGCAACAGATGTCTCTGTGCAGGATGATTTGAGGGATAAGGTGGATCGGATCCTCCAACGCCTGGACTCTCAAGAATATAAGCTGAGTTCTGCTAGAGACACGTTTTCGGAAATTCTACTTTTTATTTTTCTGGGTGTGATTATTATTTTATTACTAGATCTGTTTTTCCGTTCTCAGCAGTATGCAATTGCCCACATGCTAACAACATCTATGAGACAAACTGGAGGTGCTATGCGGGGAGGTCGGCGAAATGGTTTATCTGGAATGATGCGAAAACTCAAGCAGGCAGGTTTTATTTAGCTTTTAAGGTTTTTAAATTAGATGAAAGTCACATTTTTAGTTGTGCTTTCATCTTGATTTATGTATCGAGCCATCCCTCCCTGCTGCCCTCCCTGCTGCCCTTGATCCAGCGGCTTAGATCTATACTCCGATGTTTTACGAATAATTGGTTTAATTTTCTTTTCATTTGCTGATTCATTCGCCAGCATAAGTTGTTCTCTTTGAACTTGCTGTCTCTTTATTGCTTGCTCAGTTACATCAATGAGTGTTTTAATATAAGGTGAATCATTAATTCTATAATTTCTAGCTTGTTCCTTCCATGAAATGTATAGCACATTTGGATGCGTGTAATTTACATGGAATCCTGTTGCCCTTAAATTATAAGCCAAATAAATAATGCATTGCTTCATATCAAAGCGTGGGACTCCAGGTATAAATTCAGGAACAAGATAAATCAATTGTTGAGCATTTCCTGGAATTTTGTTAGTTGCCCTTATTTTATTATGAACCTGTGCAAGAATTGTATTATATGTTTCGCAACGAATCTGATCTCTTCTGTTTTCATCTGTAAAAAGAGATGCTGCTTCAAGACGCGGTGGGTTCAGACCACTCATTCCTGTTTTTAGTGTAAGAAGGTTATATGACCGAAATACCTTATCCTAAATTTCTAAGATCAATTGTCTTGAGTGGCGGGGGGACACGATGTATAAGTTATATAGGAGGACTTTTATTCTTGAGGAGAAAAGGATTTCTTGCAGGAGTTACTCGGTGGTATTGTTGTTCTGCCGGTGCTCTTATTGGAGTTTTATTTAGTTTGGGAATTACGGATGATGCTGCAAAAAAATTCGTGATGGAGTTTGATTTTGAAAAGAGTCGGGATATTAACGCAGATAGTATTCTTTCTATCTCTGAAACTTTTGGCCTTGATAAAGGAATTGCCCTTAAAAAACTGATATCACTTCTGCTAGAATCGGTTCATCCTAAATCAAATACATGGACACTTCGTGATCTAAAAGAGGCAACAGGAAATGATATGCATTTCTTTATAAGTAATGTTAGCACATCAGTCCCCTTCTTTGCATCAGCTGAAACTCATCCTGATTTATTTATTATGGATGCAATCTATGCAACAATGGCAATTCCTTTTTACTTTCAGCCGTATAAATACGAAGGCGATTTTTGGTGCGATGGAATGCTTGGACAGAATTTTCCTTGGGCCTATATTCCCGATAAATATAAAAATTCCGCCCTTGGTCTATATTTCCCCAGAAAAGCACGTGTTTTTGATCTTTCTCTTTTTGACTATCTAGATGCAATTATATCATTTCGAAACAATTTTGAAACGGACAAAGTTCTTGCAGAATGGTCTAATCAATGTATTCAAATTCCAACAAGTGAATTTCCTGCTATCCTCTTGACTCTGAGCAAAGAAGATAGGAAATATTTGTATTCAACTGGTTTATCTTGTGTAAAAAAATGGGTAGATAAGAATCCTACTATGTTTATGAGCAATTTGAAGTTAAAAAGTCATTCATCCCCGAAGATGTTCTCGGGCCATTATATTCGGTCTGCGAACCATTCGGTGATAGAAGAACTATTGTCGGATAGCCTGAAATCTTTACCTTCTCTTTGTAAGGATTCTCGTCCACCTCAGGGTTTATTAAAACCATCTCGACTGTGTTACCGCCGATGGTCTTTGTAGCACCTAGAGACTCAAACTCGGGCTTGGCCTTGACACAATGAGGGCACCAGTCTACGCCGAACATAAGGAACTTATAGGGTCCTTCCTCAAAGTTTTCACGAGTCATGTTTACAAGGGGCGCCTCAACAAAATACTTGAAGGCAGTTACACTTAGGAACACAACAACTAGTGTCGTTAGGGCGACATACCAGTAAAACATTCTACTTCTTGGAGTGTTTTTAATCTAAACGATAGACGCGTTACTATATCAGGGATGTTGTTTTACAAGAACAAGTTATATCCACTTCCTTCTTTTGATCCTTTGTGGTCGGAAGAAGAAGTGTATCAATATGGATATCTATGCTTGCATCTTGCAGAAATGAATATTCCTGCAGTCTATGCTCGTTGCATCATGTTTAAAAAACAATTTCCGATGCTAAAATATTCACCGGAAATTGAATCTAGACTTGCATTACTAAAGAAATCCTCCAACCTGTTTTAAAGTCTTACGTCTTTTCTGTTTCATTGCATCTCTTTGCTTCGTTTTACTTACTCTGCATGTTGTTCCTTTTGTGCAAGAGCTACTAAATGCTTTTGTCTCCTTCGTAAAATCTTTGTAGTTTTGTTTTCCTTGTATTCTGTATAACCAAGCAATCATTGCCTGCTTGCCTTTCTCCAAAGGTGCTTTACCTTCTTTCTCTTCAGCGGCTTTCCATTGTTGACGCCATGTAAGAAAAGGAAGGGCTTCAGCAATTGAATTCCACCATTCTTTTAGTTCAGGTTCACAGTTTGATTTTGATTTAACGTAGGCGACTGATTTGAAGAAATCGAAACCTAGAATGTGTTCCTTATCCGCTTTTAGAAGTTGAGGTTCATACATTTCTTTGACTTCTTTGAATGTAGGATTCGGTGCTTTAAGAAGCCCCTGTTTTCTTAATTTATTGTTTACATCATTATGAATTTCATACATCCATTTTGCTATGTTATTTGGATACGCTTCTCTTAAAGGTGATTCTCTGTAAAATTTTTTTAGTGATTCTCTGCAGAATTTACAGGGCAGAATATATGGTAGATTTTTAAGAAATGTATAAACTTCCGGTGATCTGTGATCTGAGAAAGCCATTATATGAAGAAGGCGCCAAGCACTAGGGCCCCAAAATTGTGTATCCATCTCCCTACTTTATCATCTTAGTATTCAATGAACATAAAGATGATATTTTTAATTCGCTGATTAAGATTCGTTGATTAAAATCCCCATGATGAGGTGGATGCAAGCATCGGTCTAGGCGGGTTAACATCCGCATAATTAGACTTGCACTGAACATTCGGCTCCGGACATCTTTCGGGTGACACAGTGGGGCACGGTGTGCACGCCTTTGGCTCAGGGCACTTAACGACAGGGCATCGGGGTCTAGGACAAGGCGGGCATTCACCAATCTTGCAGGGTTTGTTGCAAGAGGCAATGCAAGGCGGGCATGAAGGAACAGATGACTTTAGAACATATTTGGACATATCGGGATAGGGCGGACATTCAGTCTTCAACATATATTTGGACAAATCCGGTAGGGGCGGGCAGCTAGGAACAGTCGCCTTCAAGATATATTTAGACATATCCGGGAATTGGGGACAGTTCTGCTGCGCTGGAGGAGGGGCAATTATCTGAATAGGAGCATTGGGTTGCTGCATCTGTGTCTGCTTTCCAACAAATGAAGTATTCTGGTTGGGGCCACCATCCGCATCCGCTTCCCCATCAGATCTATCAGATCCATTAGAAGGACTATCTTGATACTCATCGCCGCAATTACAAGGAGTATTCTGATTGCATTTATAACAATATGCTTGATTATCGAAATTTTCCGTAGTGTTCATAGATTTGAAGCCAATGATCCCAATCACTAAACCCAGGGCAAAGGTGGCCGCAAGTAAAAATACTAATTGAGTTGTAAACTTCATCCTACAATGGATTTGGAAAATTAGAAGTCCTTCAAAGAATTCTAATTCACTAGTAATTATAATTATAACAATTCATTTACTATGCATATGGCTTATATCCTTGTGTTACTAAAGGTGCCGAATAAAAGCTTTCGATTACTGAACGAGGTGTATGATCTACAAATGCTTCCTTTCTCTCTGCAGTGTCTGAGATCCAAGCATACATAAAAATGATTACCATTATGACCGTTCCAATCACGGGAAAATTATCAACTGTTACACCTCCTTGCATATAATTCTCCATTCTAATTACTGCGTAGAATATCTGTTTGTCGGGTTAGAAGCTGGACATCCAAACATTTGCGGATAATTTCCACCCCAGGTATCTTGCAGTCTACTACATACCATCATGTAAGCACCTTTCCATCCATAATCATTGCCGACTATTGATGTATCTTTCATGCAGCCCAATTCTTCACCCGTGCCTAGACCAGAGGCAGTAATCTGAGCGCAGAGATTCTTCAACTTATCTTTATAATCCGGGTTTGTTAAATCCGCATAATTATACAAGGCATAGGTTCCCGAACCGCGTTTAATAATGTTATCATCTGTCTGCATAGAAGAAGAACCCGGTCGAACCTGCCAATCACCACCTGATGAAGCAGCGTTCAGTTGTGTAGTATCGGGTATATATCCCGAATTGTAATAGGAAGAGTTCCTTTTATTTTTAGAAGGATCAGCAATTGCAGCTTGTGCAGCTTGAAAGGGATTTGTATTACTATATCCAGACGGTCCTAACTTTGTTTGGATTGCTGATAAAGCAGCTAGAATATTCTTTGCATCCGTTGATGATATTTGTTTATTTTGCAGAAGTTGGAGGATATTATCTACACGAACTGCCATTTGTTCACGAGAATAGGCATCTGAATCGAAGCTAACTGTAATAGAACCTTTCAGATAACGCGCCATGTTGATGAGCTGGCCAATCTGGGGTCCTGCTGATCCTGCAGGAGGAGAAGCAGAAGGAGAAGGAGAAGGAAGAGGTGCAGATGTGATTAGATTTGGTAACTGCTGATCTACTTGCAGACATGTGGCTAAGAAGGCACGAGCATCTCCTACCTTAATCGGTATAGCTGTTGGTTCCATTGTTCCATTTGTGATTTTTGTCTTCATATCTTTCAAGTCATTCTTTAAACTTTCAAGATTTTGTATTCTTGACAGAATGACCGGATCTTTCGTATTCAAAGATTTTAGATTTGCCAAGAAACTTGATACACGTGTTATTAAATCCATCAAATCGGAAGGATCGCAGTAATCTGCATCGGCCTTGTTAGGTGAAAATTTAGTATTTGTTGTTGTTAAATTATTTTGCAAAGCAGTGCTCGTCGGGATACCACCTACTGTCCACTGATCTGTTAGAACTGTAGTTCCATTTGACGGTGTTGAGCTCGGAACACCAATTGTCTGTGCGGCTTGCACAGGAGGCGCACCATAGATTTTGTCATGAACATATTGTCTCATGGTTGATGAGCCATCTGTATACACAGTCCAATTGACACCTGCTAGATACTGAGCAGCATATGAATATTCCTGTGTCTTTGTTTGCGTGTCGCCGGAATTATAAGGAAAAGTTCCGCCTTGAATGTATTGAGGAATATTTGCAACTTCTAACCATAGAGCATTTAGATATGTTTTGTCATCCGCTGATAATTTAGCAAGTAATGGAGATAGACCACCTAGCTGTGTCACCTGTTTGGAAAAATTAATTACAGCTTGGATAAAACCCTGTTTATTTGTGCTGGATACAACTCCTAAGGATGGATTGGTTGTTGTTGCACCAGGTGTTTGAGATGACTGTGAAATGCTTGATGCAAGCACACACTGATCATTCGGTGTAGGGTTTGTCAAAGCGCCACTATACACATATGCAGGAGGGCATACATTTGGCGTTACAATACGACACTTTCCTACATTTGTATCAAAGGAATAACCTGAAGGACAGATGGGGGCTGTAGGAGATGATGATGCAGACAAACACATCATGGAGCCAGGATCATAGGCTGATAAAGTGGGACATGTTGAATCTTTCAGAATTACTAGCGGAGCAACATTGATGGGTAGAGATCCCGTTGCACCCGTTGCACCTGTTGCACCTGTTGCACCCGTTGAACCTGTTGCACCTGTTGCACCCGTTGCACCTGTTGCACCCGTTGCATCCGTTGAACCCGTTGCACCCGTTGCACCTGTTGCACCCGTTGAACCTGTTGAACCTGTTGCATCTGTTGCACCCGTTGAATCCGTTGCACCCGTTGCACCCGTTGAACTAGCATTGATTAAGAGATTTCCACTTGCATCCGTCGTTCCACTATCAAATCCTTCATAGTATTTACCGTGCTCATTTAAGAAGATTAATGCTGTAACTACAAAAAGCACAATTCCAATCAAAAAGTAAACACCCTTCATCCTGTCAAAAGTAGCGAAAATTTAAATAGAAGGCAAGTATCCGCTCAAATCAGAAATCCATTTTGTAGTCACTGCATTTTCATTCCAAGTTAGATTAGGATTACCTTTTAGTGGTGTTTGAGATGGAGGATTAGGTAAATTCTTATTTGTATAAATGGGTGGAGTTTTATCATCATTGGCTACATTTTTATTTTCAAATCCTTCTTCTATCGGTTTTGGAATCAATAGAAGAATTATTAAGACAAATCCAAGAATTACCAATGGTAGCATCCTGTTGTTTATTTCGTTTTAAACAGAGCAGCCCCAGCAGGGTATTTCAGACTTCTTGATCCAAACATTTGGGTCAGGAGGCGGGCAGTATTTTTGAACATACTGTATATCTATCTGCTGCTTATTTTGTTTCTGCTCCATATGACGATTTTGTTGTTCTTGCTGGTGTCTTTCTTGTCTTTTCCTCATCTTCTTTTCTACATTCTGAGCATCCTTTGCATCCTGCGCATCCTGCGCAGCAAGTTGAGCTTTTAATAAATCATTGTAATTTGAGTTATTCTGCATGGGTAAAGTAGCACCACATGAGGGGTTTAGCGGCATGATAGTCGGTGCATCGTTGGAGGCTCCAGTTTGCAGAAGTGAAGCAGGAGAAATATTTTGTAATAGGTTAGGAAGTGTCGTATTTGAACTAATTGATTGATTATTTGATTGTTGTATACTTGGTTGCTGTAAAGAGGCAAGACCAGACGTTGCAGGAATAAATTGTCCAATAAATTCACCCATAAATTGTCCATTTGTATTCGCTTTAGTAGTATTCAGAGGCTGTTGTGCAACTCCATTATACAATGAATTTAGAGGCTGTCCATCTGAATCAGTATTAATCGGTTGATTCGCATAGGGATTTGGCTGATAGGCCCCAGAAGTTAAAAAGTTCGGATCTACAATTCCTGCATTCATTCGTGTGCTTTGAACTTGATCTCTTACAGCCTGCTGTTGATCAGGCGTTAAATTGTTCCATTTAGTTACAACAGGTTGTAAATTGGTATCAAACATCTCGACGGGATTTAACGCATAGAAAACTAATGTCAGAATACCAATTGCTAGAATGATCATAGTAAATTGCTTCATCCCTAATTATTCAGAATAAAATATATTCTTTCAATAATGTTTCAGCCATAGGGGGAAGAAAGTCATTATTCTTTGTGCTTATTTTTTCAAATTCATGATCTGCTCTTCCAAATAAATCTGTAAAGCACTCTATGCGTTTTGTAATCATATCAATCGAAGTATATTTATCTTTATTATAATCTTGATGTGCAAAATTTTGAATTTTATTTTGAATCATAGATGGATTCCCAAAATAACTCAAATGCCAACCAGCTTTAGGAACATAACTTTCTCCGTGAAAAATTCGAATTGCTTGTGCATCCATATTTAAATTCTTGAAAACATAAAAAGGTAAAATCTTAGAATAATACCATTTTCTTTTTAATTTTGCATTAAGATTATAATAATAAAAATCTTGTTCGAAAGACAAAACGGTTTCCACAGTTTTATTTTGTAGAAACTTTAATGTTACAGGATTAGGTATTTCATCTACATCTGCAATTATAATAAGATCAGTATCAGTCAATTGTAATTGAAGCAAACCTCTTGCAAAGGAATTTCGTTGATGTGACTCATTTTTCCATTGGTGATCTTTAGATATATCTACGTTTGGATGCAAGAATGGCATTTCAATAATAATATGAATTATTTTATGCAAGAAGGGTTCATATCGACTTTTATTTTCCTCAAAAAAAAGAGGTTTCTCTTTTCCCATAAATGTTTGTTTTGATTCAACAATTACAAAATAGTCTACATGCTGATCTAGCACAATAAGCCTGTATTGAAGCAATTCAAGTTCATTGTAAAAAAGAAAACAATCTATGATTTTATTTGTATTACTCGTATTACTCATATTGCTCGTATTACTCATATTGCTCGTATTACTCATAATTTTTTTTAAAATACAAAATTAACGAGATTCCTAGCAGAATTGAAATAATAATTGAGACAGGTGGTCTATAATATGGATCATTCGAAAAAGGAGTAATATATATTCCATAGTCTACAGAGCGCTGCTGGAAAATATAGGTGGACACTAAGATAAAGACGAGGGTCCCTAGGAGTAGACCAAAGAGTAGTGCTTCATATAAATCCATGTTTAAAAGTTCTATTCTTTAGTTGGATTTTAATCATCATCAGGTCTTTTCTTCACACCTAGTGTCCGTTCAATTTGTGTTTCTGTTATGGGTGCGTCATAATTTATCATAACTGTTTTTGCATAGTATGTTTGCTGGAATGATTCTGTAACATTGGCAAATCCGTAAAAGATACCGAAGAGAATGCCAATCATTATAAATAAATTACATAGTGCATTTTTCATTTCCTATAAATTTGAAAGATATTGTTTGCGAACTTACTATAAATAAAAAAGAATGCTAGACTATAAATATAAGGACGATACTGTGCTAGAAGTTGGTGTGGATGAAGTGGCTCGTGGGTGCCTTTTCGGCCGTCTCTACACGGGTGCTGTAATTCTTCCTGTTGATAAGGATGATTTGTTTGATCATGGAGCTGCTTTGCATTCCATTAATGATTCCAAGAAATTGAATAAGCGTAAACGTGATATTGTATATGATTATGTTAAGGAAATTGCTCTTGATTGGAACGTATCTTTTGCTGAAGCACAGGAGATTGATTCTGTAAATGTTCTTCAGGCAGATTTGGCTTGCATGCGCAGGTCTCTTGCAGCTCTAGAATTTACACCAGGCCGGATTCTGATTGATGGTGATCGGTCTCCTTCTATCACTGATGGTGTTGAGCATATTCTTATTCCTAAGGGCGATTCAAAATATATCAGTATAGCAGCAGCTTCTATTATGGCAAAAGTAGCACATGATCGGTGGATTAAGGAAGTATGCGATGCAAATCCGGATTTTGACACTAAGTATGGATTACTGTCAAATATGGGATATGGAACTGCTACGCATATGAAGGGACTCAAGGAGCATGGCGCAACACCTTTTCATCGTCAGTCATTTAAGCCTGTTGCGGCAGTTACTCTTTGGAAGGGTGATTAAAACCACTGTTGCTGCTGCCTCTGCTGCCTCTTCTGCCTCTGCTGCCTCTGCTGCCTCTTCTGCGTGAATTTCTTCATCATTTTTCCCGCACGCTTCATCATGGTCTTCGCCTTCTTCATTATCTTCTTCATTGTCATCATGCGGGCCATTATATTTTGGACAACGATTTTTATTCTTCTTTAAATTCGTGATGAAATCCTATAGATTCTTGATGATAGTCACAGATAGTGTTTTTTTCATCATATTTCCTTCCTAATACAATCTTACTATATTCATTTCTGTATTTATCATATAAATTTTTGTATATCTTTGTATATTCTCTTCCGTAATGGAATGTATAATAAGATAGATAATCTTCTGTAGTCTTTTCCTTGATTGCCAGAGTTTCCGCAGCCATGGTTGCTTGAGTATGTGCCTCTAAATGTGCCTTGGGATGAGCGTATTTAGTATACATCTCATTTTCTGCTTCAATGCATAGTAAACATTCTATGATGATATGTATTCTTTCTCCAGAGCCTGTTGGGTTGGCAATCTCAAGAGACCTATCTCCACCAAAATTACGATCTTTAGATAAGCAATATGACATTTTTGCAACTTGTTCATTTTACATGATTATATTTTCAATTTCAATTTTTTTGTTTGAAATGTCCTAAGCCAACTTTGTTAGCTATTAAAATTGAACCCATACAAAAACAATATATAATATAATCGGAGTCAGAATCATAAATGCGTATTCTCTTTGTAGATACTGAAACAAACGGTGTTCCTAAGAGCCGTTGGGTAAAAGAGGAAGATTGGAAGCAATGGCCAGAAATCTTGCAGATTGCATGGGAAATCTGGGAAATTCAAGAAGATGCTGAACCTAAATCTGTAAAATCAGAAGACTTTATTCTAAAGCAGTCGCCCGATATTAAGTGGGACAAAGTTGCAGAAAGTTTCCACAAGATTCCTCTGTCTCTTTGCAATGCAACCGGTCATGAATGGACTCCAGTTCTCCAAACATTTCTAGCAGATTTGTCCAGCTGCCAAATGGTTGTTGCCCATAATTTGGATTTTGACCGCAAGATTATTCGCGCTGGTCTTTATCGTTGTAGTTTAACGCCTTGGCCAGAGAAACAGTTTATCGAAGCGTGCACGATGCGGGGCACTCAAGGTTTCTTTGATTTCGGTCTTGACCGTGCTGGAAATCCCAAGGCTCCCAAACTAACACAACTCCACGATGCGTGCATTCCGGGGCGATATGATTGCTCAGGTGGAGGACCGTGGCATGACGCCACACATGATCTGCATTGTTGTGCTCTTTGCTACTGGGTTCTTTGCAAGGATGCACGGGCTCCCGCCATTCTAACGAGATGCTGCCAGCTAACAGGAAAGCAGCTACTAAATAGTGAAGTGGCTCTTCTAACCTCAATTAAGCCCTATGGAGGCCTCTAAGAAAGCGCAATCCTCTGCCCTCTTCTCATTTGTATGCCCTCCAATCATAAAATGTCCTGTGCTAGGATCTAAGCGGCAAGCCACCTTATTCCATCCTTTTTTTCTGAGAAGATAACACCATTTTAACACTTCCCAATACATAACTTCTGTATCATAGAGTCCATCTGTTGCTAAAATAGTAACTCCACCTCCTTTTGGCTTCATAGGCACTGTCATTACTGGATCTAATTTAACTGCTGCATGAAAGCCTTCAAAAGATTCGCATACAAAGAATTCATCCCGCTCAAAAGGAGTAACAGGAATATCATAATTAATGCATCCTTTTAATACATCCACATAGGGCGCCTCCGCCCATACAGCTCCACACAAAGTCTTTGAATTTGAAATTTGCTGCGCCGCATTCGCAACATGAAATCCTCCTGCAGATCTGCCATAAAGAATTGTCTTCTTTGCAGGAATGCCATAACTAACTTGGAGCCTTCCAATTGCTGAAATATAATCAAGTAGTCCTACCGATCGATTATTCCCTCGAGCTGCATCCCAGCCAGCTATTCCATCATCTCCTCCACCACGAACTCCAATAAAAGATAATGCATATCCCTTTTTCAAAAAGGCCCACCAACGTGGAACTAAATGTGTTGGTGTAGGAATGTGATAATGCCCGTAAACATAAGCAATAAGACCTTTTGATTTTCCACCTCTCTTGCAGACAGTTGTAACAGGAATATGATATCCTTCTCTTTCAAATAGACCATAGGCTGCGTCCAAACCTACATCATGGAATTTTTCTGTATCCATGAGTTTTCCATTCTTAATACGAAGCTTATAAGGCAGTTGCGTTGACGAAAACCATATAAGATGTGCTTCGTCTTCCTTATCACTTGCTACATGAATAAGTTTTCCAGCAGAGCTTGGCGTAAAAAGGAATGATTCATGTCCATCTTTGAGATAAGATAATGTTATGATTTGTTTTGTTAGATATGTAATCAAGATGCCATCCTTGAATGTGCAGATTTCTACAATGCAGTGGTCTTTGGCAAAATGAATTTGTTTTCCCGTTCGCACATTATAAATCTCTTTATCTGTATGCCAGTAAGGATAGGCAAATCCAAGAAAATTTTTATCATCTTCAACAACTTTTCGTTTCAGATTTGTGGCAGGTGACCAAAACCAGAGTGATATGTGTCTTTGACTTGCTTGCGTAAACCACAATTTTCCTGCAACAAATTCCAATGGCGATAAAGTTTGACTTTTTGTTGTTGAATGAATAATTGTTTTTCTTTCACCTTTATCTACCTCATCAATTCCATAATATCTCTGCACACTCTTGCAAGATTGTATATAGATTTTTCCATGATTGAGGACAAAGGCTTGCCCCACATTTTGGATCGACCATCCTTCTTTCTCCGACGTAAGCTTCATGATCTCCGATCCCACATATTGAACATCTTCAACCAAAAATAAATTATCTTTTGTTTTTTTGTAAGAATAGACGGCGGGCCAGACTTGCTTTCCTCTGCGAAGTTCTTTGTATCCGTGATCTTTAAAACGAATTTCTAGTTCATCCTCTTTGCAATGAGATTTTTTGAAATATTCTTTATCACAGGCATCAAGGAGCTCCTGCCACGATTGTTTTTCTTGCTTTATTCCTGCTTGTAACTTTGCCCATCTAGCAGATTCTTCATTGATTATAGCTTGAGTTCTAGGGTCGGATAAAATTTCCATGTAGGCTAAATTATCTTTAAATTTTATGAAAGGAAGATCTATTACTTCCATCTATTCTTTGAATTGAATTTAAAATCCAGGATTTGTGGATTATGACATACTATTTATGTCTAGTAAAAATTGATACCGTTCAGCAAGGAAAATTAACCAGAGAAAAATTAGGTATGCAAGAAGGTGGGCAACTTAATCCATATATTATTGAACATCTTGAACAGCAAAAAACAAATGGCAAAATGATTCAATATGCATCTCAATTCAAGATTGAAGGAATTTTTCAGGAAAACAGACCATTCAAAGATGAGCTCTTTAATCCGGTTCGTGTCTGGTGTTATGAAAACCATATGCCTTTTGAGATTCGTCTCTTCGACAGTGAAGTTTTCTGGGAAGATAGAGAAATGATTGAGCGGTTACCTGCTTTTAATATTTATTTTAGAGATGAATATGAAAGCACATTTTATCCTGAAGAATCGGTGGAAAAGAATGTGTTAAAAATAATAGATTCTCTTTCAACCAAGCGCCTTCTTAAAAAGAAGACTCTGAATAAACCTGCATTTTCATTTAGTCGATTCTTATTTATAAAATTCGGAAAGAAGAAACTTTTAACGTCTTCCTAATCTAAGTTTAAACACTTAAAATAATCTCAAAGATGTGAACTAGATGACACCAGTTGAGCTCAAGGTTCTTATTTTTTGCTCCAATTCATCCGTGAAATATGGATTAGGTAAGGATGCTGCCATTCTAGAGAACGCTTTGAAAGAGCGTTCATTGAAGTCAGATTCAGTGAAGTTATCAATTATGCATTTAGATCCGCGCACAGCCCAGATTCCATTTGCTGATGTGGCATTTCATATTGAAGTTCCATGCAGATTAGCCTTACCTTACTGCAAGAAACATTATTTTATTGTGAATCCCGAGTGGTTTTACAAGGATGAATGGAAGTGGGCTTTGACGGCTGGCACCCTTATTCAGCGTTTTCCCAAGGCACTCAATAACTGTAATGTAGCGGGTGCCCAAGTGTTTACTCTTTCTTGGCGCGCACCTCCAGTAGTCTTGCCTCCTGTAAGACGGCGGACAAAGCATTTTGTATGTTTTCTAGGAGCTTCCACGCATAAACTAGCAGCTATCTTAGATATTTTGCCTTTATGGAAGCCTGAGTATCCGCCCCTCAAGATTTGGTGCGCCGAAGGATCTCTAGAGAAACTTGAATCTGTTGTTGCTAGTCAAAAGAATATTAGTCTGAGCAGTCAGTATGTTTCTGATAAGGATGTGGTTCAGATTTTGTCGGAGGCGGAGTGGTGTTTGCTACCGTCTGAGGCTGAAGGTTTTGGCTACGCAATGATGGAGTGCGCTTCGGCGGGAGCACTTCCTCTATGGTGCGCCGTTCCTGCTTACTGCAGCTTTCTAGATGATATTATGGGATCAAATGGGCAGATTACGATGAAAACGGTGGATATGAGCGGTTGTGAATTTTTAGCGGGACCGATGAAGGTCAATCCGAAGTCATTTGAGATGGGCTTTGCTCTTCTTCTTGGTCTTTCGGAAGAGGAGATTATGGGAATGAGAAAGAGACTAATGGACTCTGTTGGAGAAAGACTAAGTGTGTTTAGACAGCACTGCACAATTTTGTGGAATACAATGCTGCGAAGTTTAGAAAAGATTCCAGCAGAACCCGGTTGTGGGTTACCTCCTCGTCTTCTTAAAATGGATGAGGAGCCACCCAAGGTTGGAGTTGTTACATTAACGTATAATAGACCTCATTGGATGAAACTGGCATTTGAAAATATCTTGAAGGCGAACTGGCCACAAGAACGGCTTGTGTGGATTGTTGCAGATGATAGTCGTTTTGACAAACGCGTAGATGCTAAGATTTCCAAATTCATGGATGAAAACCCCAAGCTAACTGTGGAATATGTTTCTATACCGAAGCAGATGTTTATTGGTGCAAAGAGAAATCGTGCGATCAAACAGGCTTTAGGAAAATATACTGATATTGAATATTTTGTGATGATGGATGATGACGATGTATATTATCCGAATTCGATTCGTGATAGGGTTGCGTATCTACAATCTTGCAAGAAGGGTGCTGCCTATTGTTCAGTTCTACCTATGTATGATTTGAATACGTATACATCTGCAATTAATGTTCCTCCACTAAATCTAGGTCCAGCAAAACGATGCAGCGAAGCGACTCTTGCATTCACAACAGCCTTTTGGTCTGCTCGTGGATTTACAGATAAAACAAGCACGGCTGAAGGTGAAGGATTCTTAGCTGGAAGGGAAGATGACACAGTTGAAATGTCTCCGCAAGGAATAATAGTGTCTCTATTGCATTCACAGAACACGAGCAGTCGTCGCATTCGGTCTTCTATGAATGATATGAATATGGAGAATGGGTGTCATTATGGTTTCAAAGACGATTTTTTCGTGTTCGTGCATGAGCTTGGAAACGAGTCGCAGGACCTCGTAAAGAAAGAGACCGTTTTGAAGAAGGAATAGAAGATGATGGCATCTTAAATTCAGAATTTCCTGCAGGAATCTTGTAGTCTTTAATTATATCTTTGATTTTTGACATGATAGGCAACTCTTTGTATTTTTTAAAAATACGCGGCGCCTCAACCTTTAAAAGTTTTCCTTGATGCACTACTTTTTTAAGTGCAATGGCTAGACTATCTGTTTCCTTTCCAAAAATCTGTTTTTTTGGATACGAAAAAAGCCAATTAACGAATTTTTCTTTATTGTTTTCTTTTACAAGAGCGTTTAATTCATGTAACCATCGCGGCTGCATCAGTGTTTTAAAATTTTCATCTTCTAACAGAGGTGCAAATAAACCTTGTAATGTAAGACCATTCTTATCCAGCACATCATACGGATTTACTATATGTGTTAGAACTGCTAGAGCCTCATTTGCTACTGTTGGTAACTCTTTTTTAAGAGCTATTTTTCCAATATCGTGGACAAAAGGAATATATTCTTTTACAACCTGTTTCACATCTTTGATGACTAAGGGATCCATAAGCTTGACAGCTGCTCTTGTATTCAGAATAAAAGATTTGTTGTATCTATAAATCCAATCTCCCCAATTCTCCAAATCATTTGTTCGCACATATTCTTCTGTCTTCTCCAAGAATTCATTATCAAAATATTGTCTCAAGGGGCCCTTAATATCTAGAATTGGCTGAAAAACTTCATGCAACGTGATTTTATTATCACGTAAAATTTTATCGGGTTCATCTATTTTTTCAAGATAGGGAATGAGCCGTTCCCACATATCATGAGCAGATTTAGGTAGTAATGTGCTAATCCGTTCTTTATTTTCAACAAGCTTCATTAAGATTCTGTAAAATCTGTTGGGTGCGGTTTCAGAGCATTTACTTTCGAAAGTTTCAGATTCAGCCATTCGGGGAGCTCCAATTGTATTTTTAATTGCTTGCAAGGGCACAAAGAAAGAATCCCATGGAGCGACCACTTTTGTAATGCTCTGTAACCATACATGGACTGGTGTAAAACACAAGATTGGAGAGTTGAGTAGAATAGTTCGGATTCTATAAAAATCAGAGATTTCTAAATGATGAATTCCTGTTAGAGGTGTGCCATTCAATATATAGAGCAGATCTCTGTATTTTGCAATTGTCTTTAACTTGGGACAGACTTGAAGAAAGAGCCAAAACATGAATCCTCGAAAAAATTCGCGTGGTGTATCGAGCAGGAGTGCTAGAGCTTGAAACTTTGTATCGGGACTTAAGAGTGAAAGAGAATTTAGAATCATCTTCCAGCGCATTGAAGACCAAAAATTACTTTTCATAGCACCGTGCAATGTAAGCCATGCATGTTTCCAATCACCGCGACTTAATTCAAGGATAGCCATTAACACAGAGAAAACAGGATTAATATAATTGAACCAACTGTCTGGCAAAATAGATAAGAGAATTCGAATCAATTCCAAGAATCCAAGTAGAAGCGGCATCAAAGTTCTTCCGGGAATTCCCATAATATTAAACGCTATCGGAAAAGAATCTTCCACAGCCCAATAACCCAAACGACTTGCAAAAATATCGGATACTCTGTCAATCGTTGTGGCTGTTGAAATTGCTCTTCCAACTATTTCATCGGGTGTGAATTCGAGAGCAAGTAAATCTTGATCTTTTCCATACGCGAATCGTTGGGGAACTTGTGGTTGATCGGCTGATGTTTTTATGGCGTCTTCTACGTCTACTAGCAGTGAAAACATATCAGGTGAATCTTTACGTAATTTATTACGTAGCTTCTTCCACATTGCTTTTCCCGCATCTGTATAGGCGAAGAATCCAGCTGCACCGGCTGCTGCAGTTCCTGCAATTGCTGTTGGATTTGTAACTACACTCCTAACTGCATTTTGAGCTGATTGAAGATCAAATCCTCCTCTTTGTCTACTTTGTTGCCTCTGTTGCCTCTGTTGCCTCTGTTGCCTCCTAGTCTTTTTTTCTTGCTTGGAAACATCTTGTTTTTCAGTCTTTTCTGTGGAAGAAGGTAAATTCCAGTCAATTGTTGTAAATATTTTAGTAATTTGATTGGCTTCATCCAAGGACATAAGAGGATTTTCTTCTTCATCTAATTGTTTAGATAGTTCTAAAGCGGCTGCTTCTTCTGACAGACCGTTTACTGTAATAAATTTATAAAGATGGGCCCAAGTTAGCATCATTTTTTGAAGGCTTTTTAAAAAGATATTTGGATGTGACTGGATTTCTTCTTTAAAAGTATTAATTGTATCTTGAAACTTTTTTCTATCTATTTTTTCTGGATGCGTTTCCATCCCCCTATTTATATGCGAAGAGTAGAATTGATTCCATGGCTGATTCTAGGGATTGTTTAATATGCGGATTAGAAACAGACCAGTTTTCTTGCACCTTTAACCATAAATATCACAAAGAATGCATCTTTAAAGAAACAAGCATTAAACGACGAGGAAAATGGTGGGCTTGCTTGCTTTGCGATTTACCGCTCAAACCCAAAAGAGTGCTAGAACCAAAGACAAAAGATGATCTAGGATTTGATAAACGGCCTACACGATGCGTGGCACAGACAGCAAAAGGAAAGAGATGTAAACTGCGAACTAAAAATAGTTGGTGCCATATACATACTCCTAAAGAACCTGCAACACCAGAAGATGGATCTGCTGCGTTACTCGCCATATGATAACTTCTTTATCTCTTGCAGAATGGCTTCTCAGGGCTCATCGCCATTTATATCAGGGATGGAGTATACTCTTGGTCATCTAGCACCCGTTGATTTTATGGATTTAAATGCAGGTGCTGGACCAAATTCTGAAACTGCTCGTCTAGGCAATACAGTTGCATCTACACGGTCAATTCAGCAGCGGTTTATGAATGAAGTTCAACAGGGCGGTAATGATGAGCGCGACTGGATTCGCATATGGCGTAAAAAATTAAAAGAGACAATATCACACTTTAATGAGCAGTATCATGATTTTTTAATTCGTGATAAGAATCCGGAGACAATTGGTAAAATGAAAGCTCTTATTTCACGTATGTCAAATATGCCATCAACAAATCGTAGTTATTTCCCTGAACTGGGATGGGATATTAGCATGAATACTATTGTAACAGATTTAGAAACTGATTTGGAACTTTCTCTGCTAGAAACGAAGGATGGACTTAAAAAGATTTTACGGGTCTATTCGGAGACTTTGAAGGAACTCTTTTTAATTGATGCTCGTCTGCAAGAAAAAATAGGAAAAGCAAGTCAAATAACGGATAAATTGCAGGCATTGATGGCAATAGAAAGCACATCAGCGTTGGCTGATTTAGCTGAGCCTATGGCTGCCTATATTGCCTCTGTCTTAAAAAATAATGACATTAGCAGCGATTTTACACTTTTCATGATCACATATAAGCGTTGGCTGGCCATGTATGAAGTTGTTAATTTATTGAAAGTAGGAGATGCGCCTAGCGTGCCGACATGCTGTGTGTGTGCGGAGGCTGATATTACACATGCAATGATTCCATGTGGTCATACTTTTTGTTCGGGTTGTATTACAAAACAAATGTCTCTGTGCTACATCTGCAGAACAAGCATTCGGGATAGATTAAAGTTGCATTTTCCTTGAGATTTACCGACTCAGAACAGCCTTCGATTCCAGCTTATCCGGTGATGTAAACTCATTTAGCAGGTGATGTAGCGCAGCTTTCTTATCTGGCATTAGTTTACCCAGTTGTTGAATGATCCATATACGTCGCTTAGCCAAGATTCTTGCATAGAATTGCGATGTGCTCTTGTCAATAATATCCATTATTGGCTTATTTATAGATGCGCTTCTACCTCAAATTTTTAATTTAAGGCAAGAGTAGGATAATGGATACAGAGGAACTCACCGTTACACATATGTCAGCAATTCAAATATCTTCCCAGCAAGAAAATCAAATTACAGAAGATGTGCCCGAAATTACTAGTTTGCCCAATTATTTGAAGGAATGGTTGATTCTTGAGGATGAAATAAAAGTGTTAGCAAATGCAGTCAAGGAAAAGAAGAAGCGTATGGGAATCTTGCAGGGATTAATTACGAAGACAATGAAGGGTCATAAGTTGGGTCGTGTTAATATTAAGAGTGGATCAATCCTGTATCAGAATAAGGTTACAAAAGAAAGCATGGGCAAGCGATTTATTATTTCCCGCTTAACTGAGTATTTTAAAGGAGATATTATAAAAGCAACTGAAGTTTACAATTATTTGGAGGAGAACCGTGCTAAGAAAATCAAAGATAATATTAAGCTTGAGCGTAATTAAAAAGGTGCATCCATAAATAGAAATGCCTGTTCATATGTATAATTCAATAGTTGATGTTGCCGTTCGTATGGATTTTAGAAAAGAGGATTTTCAGAACTATGGAGTGAATGACACCGGTGTTGCTTTAGTGCAGATTCTCTTTATTTTTGGCATATTATTTATTGATATCTGGCTTTTATTCTGGTTATGGAACAATGTTGTTACAAAACTGATTTCAGTGGCCCGGCCTATGAAATCACTCTGGTATGCTGTTGGTCTTCTCATTTTTCTTATTATTGTTGGTCGTTAGATCTAAAGGTTATTATAAGCACCATTTACTAGTTTATTGTCAGAAACCCAGGGTAGAAAAGTGGACGTTGCACGTAACTCTTCTAACTCTTCCGTCTCGTAATAAGCAGGATCTCTTGGTGAAGTAGGCATATCCAAGCGGGGCTGCGTCTTCAAGCATTTGCTCATCATGAGTTGCTTGAGTCCATTCACTTTATTTGTCAAAAAAAACATTGCTTGTTGCGCTGATCCCGGAAAAAAATCTGCTAGACTCTGCACAAGAGTTTCACCGCGTTTCTGGAATTGATCCATTTGCAAGTTGATATCTCTTTCTCTTATTACTTTTCTAAGACATCTTCCAACAATATGGGCAGCCGGTTCCAGATCTTGATTTGTATTGTAAGGGACTGCTACTGATTTTAATGTAGATGCTCCAGATGTGCTAATATCATACTGCATTGCATCAATCTTATCAATGAGAACACTCAATTCTCGTAGAGCAATACTAGCTTCAGAGGCTGTGATGTAAGAGCAGCCCGGATAGAACGCATTAAGTTGAGAATTTGTTGCAGAATTCCAATTATCATGACCTGTTACATTTGCATTTCCGCTATCAAATCCTTCTAGAAGTCTATTTTTCTTTACGAGTGAAAAAGCAACAATAACGATTAAAAGACTTAATAAAATGAACGTATTAAGCATTCCCTATTTTACTGTTCATTTTTTTATACGGCTCTGCCTCGGCGGCTTCTCGAAGGCGGAGGTAGAGCGCCAGTATTGTTGGCTGAAAGAGCTGCAGGTAGAGCGCCAGTATTGTTGGCTGAAGGACCTTGCATCCCCAGGTCCGAGGTGGCAGGACCTTGCATCCCCAGGTCCGAGGTGGCAGGACCTTGCATCCCCAGGTCCGAGGTGGCAGGACCTTGCATCCCCAGGTCCGAGGTGGCAGGACCTTGCATCCCCAGGTCCGAGGACGCAGGACCAATACCAGTTAATGACATCCATTCACGCTCCATATTATCAAGCACGCCCATCAAATACTTGACAACTTCTACAATGGCCTTTCGTGCAGTCATTTCTGTCGCATCCGGGGCACCAATCTCAAGGATGAGTTCCTTCTTGAGCGGATGACCCATCTTGTAAGAAGCATATGCAAGACGCGGTGCAACATCCGCTTGGATATGCCGTTCAACCAGATAGGTTTGTAGTAGATTACCCAGAGTGTGATCTTCATTATTATTAAAGATAATTTCAACACCCTTCCGTGCACCTAGAGTGGCCTGGATATTTACTCCTGCAGGAATCTTCATATCCATGCTTTCATACTTCTGAATTAGCTTCTTGAGTTCTCGAATTCCCCTGTGAACAACTGCTGGAACGCTCATAATACCATTTGTTTCAATTTCAAAGTCAAAACTATAAGGTTCGTTCTTCTTGTCAACAAGAAAGCAACGCTGAATCTCAAGAGTCTTCCATTCTCGGCGCAGAGTATTAAGCTGAGTCGGATTTACCTGAGCAGTATCCTTGATTCGCTTAGACTCAATCAACCAGGACTGAAAGAAAGATTCCTGTCTACTCTGATCCGGATCAATTGTAAGACCATAGGAGCACTGGCACACAGGTGAATATCGAACATTCTCTTCTCCTGTTGCTACACTCGGATAGGCTACAATTTCAATCTGTTCCAGTGAATCCGCAGACCATTGAGGTCTTAGAGTTGTAATCATAATATGATCCTTGGTAATTGAATCTGCAGGAAACCATCTAGCAGTCTCTTCAGGAGTTAATTCATGCCATCCCTCGGCATCCTGAGTAAAGACCTTAAAATCCTTGGTTGTTACAACTAGACTTTCCTGTCCCGTATTTGCCACATTCAATTCAATCCTGTATTTCTTGGGATCAAATTCATCCACCGTGGTAAGTGCAATAGGAATCATTCCAATACGATGTGCAAGCATCTCATTTGGAAGCGGTGTTGTATTCTTAATAATTTGAACTTCTGACTCTTCAGGAGGTTCTGTCTTAAAACTAATGGTGGGAACCTTTGATTGAATAATTCTTACAATACTATTTGCAAGAGTTGTGTGACTGGGAGCTAGAGTAAAGGTTGCCCTTTCTTTCTTGCTCTGATCCGTCATTAGAGGGGCGCCTAATTCTGAGTAATTGCTGAACATTCTACTTTATCTGACCATAACAATCCTTTCAACTTTATGCGTAAGTTGGGAAAAAGCAAAAACTCATCTTAAACAAGGGATGCCACACCTGTGCTTTTACTCTGAAAAATGTAAATTTTCTCAATCTTTTCTTACAGAGTTGAAAAATTCACCTTATCTATCTGAATTCAAACTAATTTGCGTGGATCGTGATCCTCGGACTGGGCAGCTTCCAGCAATCGTCCAAAAAGGAATGACTGATAAATGGTTAACTGCTGTTCCCACGCTTGTGATTGATGGTGAAACAGGTCCGCGAACAGATTCAGAAGTGTTTAATTGGCTTTCAATGAGACGGTTGCAAGATGGGCAGAAAAGAGGTCCTAATCCTGGAGAGGCAGTTGCCGGTGAACCCAGCGCTTATGGAGTAGAACTTGCTTCTGGTAAATGGTCTGATTCCTATTCATTTTTTGACCAGTCTTTTGATGTAGCAAAAGGCACTGGATTTGATCCAATTCAGAAGAACTTTGCCCAGCTACAAGATTTTGGTTCACCTTCAGCTGCTGGAGGAAACTCAACTCCAGGGCAGACTGTTGTAACGCAAGCACAGCGTTCAAAAAAAGAAATGGCAATGGATAAGGCGCTAGAGGATTTTCAAAAGCAGCGACAAATGGATACACCTCTGCCCTTTGGTAGAAAGTAGCCTAAAGTTTATGAAATAATATAAAATAGGATAATGGAGAATGTTTCATCGCTTAAGAAATTTACGAATATTCTAGTTGCTTTTTTTGAGGATTTGTCAGAGTCATATCCTGAAGAGAAAGATATTCGCATGGCGGCAGAAGGTCTGCGTGCATTAAGTAAAACTAATCCGCGACTTATTCTATCAATGTTTATGACAAGCGTATATCCTGAATTCAAGGGACCCGTAATGGCACGAGATGAGAATGCGTTGAATGCTTTAGCCAAAAATAAATTGGGAAATGAATTTTCAGAGATTTCATATGCATATTGGATTTTTGACAAGCACTGGAAGAACATGTCAGAAACAAATAAGGAAAAGATTTGGAAGTATTGCACAGTGATTGTGCTTCTTGCAGAAAGGGTTACTTAGTTATTTATTACGACACATTACCTTCTTCGTCTCCGCCTCCGCCTCCGCCTTCGCCAAATTTTGCAAATGGATTATCCCCCTCTATAAGACTACGACTTAGTAGTTTTGAAGTTCGAGGTCTATTTCTATTTCTATTTCCTTCTGGTTGATATCTAGGATTTCTGCCAGTTAGATTTCTGCGATTTCTACGATTTCTGCCAGTTTGATTTCTAGCTCTTTCTCTTTCTCTGAATAACGGGTTTCTATTATTAAAATTCGCAGATCTATTATTATTGTTCCCTACAGTTGCAACACTTACGCCATTATTTGAAGCATTTCTTGATAACATAGGAGCATTAATTGACTCTACGTTATTTGGTTCATTAAAATTCCCCAATCTATTTATCAGACCAGGACTATTCGGATTACTATTAAACATAGTTTCTGTGTGACCAAGTATACTCTTCTTAGTTGAAGTTGCATAGGATAATTTTAAATTAATATGATCATACAGTTGATCAACCACGTTATTAATATCTTTACGAGCTTTATTTAGCATTCCTAAATTTTCACTAAATAGTCTGTAGTTTTCTGGTAATTTAAGTTTTCTAGAAAATAATTTTTCTGTAGGTGTTCCTTTTTTAAGAATTTGATTTATTATTGAACGAATTGTATCACTTGTTTCTTTAACTGTATTATTAGCTCTTGCTTCTGTAAGTAATTCTTTGAGTTCAATAAAAACTCCTTCTTCATCAATATTTCCTGTTTCATTTATGATTTGTTTCAACAGTGTTTTGATTGCATCTTCCGTATTAGGTGATAAATTAAAATATGATCCTCTTTCCATCCCTACTTTAAGATACGATTTTGCGGTAACCTAGCAGGTAAAAATCCTACATTAAATCAAGCATGTCAGAGGTCAGGCAGAGATTTATGGCCATTGTCACACAGTTTACGAATGAGTTGAGTCTTTCCTATCCTGAGTTGGGTCCAGCAATCACATCTTTTCTCAAGAAGAAGAATGATCAATTGGCTCTATTTGGTGCACTTGTTCCTGCGCTGAAGGAAGCGGTTTCAATCCGTAATAATGATTTTTTCCTAAAAGCAGCGAATCCTGGCCCGGAAGTATTACCAGGAATTCATTTTTCATCCAAGCTTTGGAAGGAGAGCAGTGCTGAAACGCGTGTTGTATTCTGGGATTATCTTGCATCACTCATACTTCTATTTAATTTGCAGCAAAAGAGTGCTGGTTCTGGTCCCGCTGGTCCCGCTGGTTCTGGTCCCGCTGGTGCCGGATCAGAAGAGATGCCTGATTTTACTGCAATGATCGATGAAATGACGAAGGGATTCAAGTCCGAAGAATTTAAGAAGATTTTTGAGAATTTGAAGACCACTTTTGATAAAATGGTGGATCTCAGTGGCTCAAGTCCTTTTGCTTCTGGTTCTTCCACCAGCAAAGTAGAAGGTGAAGGAGAAGACGGACCAAAGCCGGAGTTTAAGTTTCCTACAATACCCGATCACTTGCAGAATGGGCAGATTGCTAAGATTGCTGCTGAACTTGCAGGAGAATTCACACCTGCTGATCTTGGAATTGACCCCGAGCTAATGGAGAAGATGAATCCCATTCAGATCTTCGAGCACTTGCAGTTCGTATACACAAATAATCCTGATTTGTTGACGGGAGCAATGAAGCGTGTTGCCAAAAAGATTGAAAATAAGTTTACCTCTGGCGCCTTGAAGCGTGAAGCTTTGATGGCCGAGGCTAAGGAGCTCATGGAACATTTTACAGATAATCCCGCTTTCAAGGAAATGTTTCAGACATTTGGAACTATGTTTACCAATCCTGCAGAGATGTTCGGAGCAGGTGGCTCGGGTTCAGCCTCAGATCGTCTGCAGAAGGCGAAGGAGCGTCTACGAAAGAAGGCGGAAGAAAAGAAGAAGAGTAAAAAGTAAATCCCCACTTACGATAGGGATGAATTGTAGTGCTTTTTTTGTTGATGATCCATCCATTTTAGTGAAAGAAATAAGTGATTTTTTTCCCTTTCATGCTAGAGCCCGTCGTTGCACGAGTGTGGCACTCAATAGTTTTACTCGTTTTGGTTTACTGCTAGGTGTTATACTTAGTGTTATAAAGGGCGATGTGCGCTATTTGATTATAAGTCTGCTATTTCCTGTGTTAGCAGCGGGTGCATGGTATGGAATGAAGACTAAGCAAAGTGTGCGTGAAGGTTTTAGCGGAAGCGTCGTTGCAGGAACCAATGCTGCTGATAAGGTTGTTGCTGATGTAATTGGTCTCCAAGATCGGACATTGCCTAATGCTCCTAATCCATTTATGAGTGTTCTAAGCAATGAAATAAATAACAATCCTACTAAACCTCCTGCAGTCTATGTTAATTCTCCCGCTGTTAAAAAAGAACTGGATCAGTTCTTTGAAGTCAACCTCTATGGTGATCCTGGAGATGTATTTCAACGCAATCAGTCTCAGCGTGAATTTGTAAGCCCTCCTAGCACAAGTGTTCCGAATGATGCTGACAGTTATATGAATTGGCTTTATAGAACACCAGGCCAAACTTGCAAGGAGGGACGCTCATCGGTTTGTATTCCTTCTTCAGATTCTGGCCGTTACCCGCATTTAACATAAACATTTTTTTATATTCTCTGAATTAGAGAAATGAATGGGACATTTGAAGTAAATCAATTTACTCGTGTGCATGACGATAAATGCGGTGTTGACTCTTTCTATCGTCAGTCAGCCGGCCCTGGTATGTGGGCTTTGACAAATCTTGTGCCTTCATCTGATAGTGTTATCCCTAAGTCATTGAATAATCCCACTATTATTGCAGCGGAGGGCTACGGTATTAATCCGAATAAAGTCAATGACGACAGCATTCTCCGCAACCACGGAATACAGGAGAATTCTCAGCGCTGCCCCATCCATCCGCAGAGCCGTCCCTTCTTGACTGTTCCGTATATGGGTCGTGGTCGTGGGGAACCCGTGCTAGAGGCAAAGCTCCAGCAGTCCGAATATGTGCGCACGGGTAAGGATTGTGGCACGGTGACGGATAAGCCTTTCACGCAGCAGTTCACGCCTCTACTACCTCATGTTGAACGTAATATCCAGAACCCGGTTCACATTGTGCCGGAAGCTGCAGCGGATGGTTGGGTTTGGGGTGGAATTCCTAGCAGACAATATGTTCGGGATTTGAATACGTAAATATAAAAATGCTATAATTTAAAACATAATATTTATATCTCAACAAATTTCAGAGTCCATGTATGATATTTCCATCTATGGACTTGGAAAGAAAAGGATTAATTACGATCTTAGTGATTTGTCAAATAATCAACCTACCTGGAATGATTTAATTCCTTTAAAAGACAAAATACCTGGTTTAGATGATTTTCGTCTTTTAACAAGAGATATTGAAGATGTTAGTGGTTCACGATGGCTTCCTGCATTTCAGTGGGATTCTTTACTTTCATCGGGTTCCTATGGAAAAATCTATAAAGGACTTCGGGCTGTCTATGTAAATCAAGGCAATTATCAATACAAATTACTTGAGAAACAGGAAACAATTGTTTTAAAAGAAGTTGAAGTGGAAAAGAATTTGAAACGGGCTGAATATGAGAATGCTGTAAAAGCCATCTTATATGAAGCAACGATTCATGCGCTTGTTGTGCAATGTTTTGATCGGATTAATTGGTCTTTTGCAGTTCCTAAATTGTATGAAATATTTTCACGAGGTTCTGCCGAGAATCGATCCATTCATGATATCAAAGAAGTTGTTTTCTGCATGGAATATATTCGTGGAAAAACACTTTTTACTTATCTAAATGATAAATTTAGCCGCGCTCCTAGTGTGACAAATGATGCGCTTTATCTTAGGATTCTAGCAGAGATTGCTTTATTGCTGAATCAAATTCAAATTCATTTGCGGATGAATCATCGAGATATGAAGGTGAATAATATTTTAATTCGTAATAAGACACCGGATGCAATACCTGTATTTAAGACATTTTTTCCTGCTTTGGAAAAGTTTGATTCATTTGATTTTAATTTAGTTTTAATTGATTATGGTTTTGCTTGCATTGCATGTGGAGAGGAGCATGATACACCAGAAATGAGTCTGCTTGAAGCTGGATCATGGTTTGGGCCGACGGATGCATGTTTCAAGTCGGGGCGTGACTTAGCTCAATTTATTTATTGCATGGAGTGTTTTTATCCTTCGCGTCAATATCTGACGGAACCTCTTTGCAAAATGATTCAACAGTGGTTATCAATTCCTTGCTCGGATGGATTGGCTCATTTAATGAATGGAATTGCACCCAATGGCAAACCGTATACGTTTCCCAAAAAGATTCTTTTTGATACGGGCATATATGAATTTTTACGAAGAGCAGAAGTAAATCCTTCCCACTGCGCACCGCAAACTATATTGGATGATATTCGGGTTTATTATAATAATCATTAAAGCTTGCGTGTTTTATGCTGGGATTTTGCTTTTTTTTTTAAAGTGCTTTGTTGTCCATCTCTTGGGGGGTTTTGTCTTGGATTTGGTAATTGAGCTGAAGGAGCGTTTTCTGTAGATGAGCCAGCTTTACTAGGGTCTAAAGTTAATCTGTTTGAAGATGTAAGAGGGCGAGTGCTAGCTCTAACTCTACCACCAGCATGAGGGGCAGCGCCAGCAGAATTATCAAAGCCACCACCTCCTCCACCTCCT